ATGTACAGATCTATTTATCAGACCAAGAACGGTAAATGGCGTGTTGAGATTGGCTTTGATAAAAATACAAGGCCTACAAAAATTTGTGAGACTGAAGCTGCAGCTAAACGTTGGGCGAAAGAAAAAGAAAGAGATCTAATTTTAAATGATGCAACCCAAAAGGCGCTTAAAAACAAAATAGTTATTACGATGCGTGAAGCACTGGGGCGTTACTCTGAAGAGGTGTCTAGATTTAAAGCTACTGGAAAAAAAGAAATGCAAAGGATCCGTTATTACCAGGATAATTTGCCCAATACAGATTGGCCTTTAAGCGCTTATAAAGGTGAGTTTTTAAAACAGTGGGAGAGTGCTGTCACTCAACGCACGATTAAACCTTTAAAAGCATCTACCATATTGCGGGATTATTCGACGTTATCTGCTTTCTTTAACTGGTGCAGGAAAGATAAAGGATGGATAGAAATAAACCCTGTAGAGAACATACGGAAGCCCAAAAAGCCAGCTCACCGTGAACGCCGGACAGAAGTGGAAGAGCTACAAGCTATTTTAACGGCTTTAAAATATAAGCCTGGAACTGTGCCAGTAACTAAAATGCAGGAAGTGGGTTTGATCTGGCTTATTGCTATGGCCACAGGTATGAGATCTGGAGAGATTGTAAACCGTTTACCAGAGCATGTATTTCTTTCTAAACGTTATGTTCAGTTAGATAAAACGAAAAATGGGATGGCCAGAAAAGTCCCTTTAGATGATTTTGCCTTGCAACTGTGGACCTTAGCTTTGAAAATTAATCGAAAAGGCAGCCCAAAAGTATTTACTGTGTCAGATTCATCACGTGATGCATTGTTTAGAAAGGCACGAAAAAAAGCTGGTTTGGAAAATGCAGATTTAACTTTTCATGACTCACGACATGAAGCAGCTTCACTTATGGCCAAACGCATTAAAAATGCGCTGACCTTGTGTAAGATATTTGGGTGGAAGGATCCTAAGCAAGCTTTGACTTATTACAATCCAACTAATGATGAGATTTTAGAAGAGCTTAATAAATCAACTGGGCTTACTAGAGTTATTAAATATAAAGATGGATAAACTATATTAAATTGTTTTTTTAATCTAAAGTAATTATTTGAAATTTTTAACTTGGTAAATTGTTGAAATGTATAGAGCAAATTTTACTTGGGAAAGCTTACTAACTCATTTCCCTACCATAAATAATAAGATTGCTGAGCCAGAAGAATTTGTGAATCAAAATTCTAAAATTGATATTAGAAGAGGGGAAAACTTTGAAATATTATTTGAGCTTGAAACAGAGAATTTAAGAACCTCGTCTCATATTTTTGAAGGTGACCGTAAACAAGGTGAGGTTTACTATAATGAATCTGAAATCTTAATATTGGATGAAGATTCTGAAACAGAAACGAAACTGCATAAATTAAACCTTACTAAAGGTGAGCAAGTATCTTTCAGTGTTAATCCAAGTTATCCAAATAAGAAAAAATTTGTTGGAATAGTAAATAAAATAGAAACCAAAATATCTCAAAGAGAGGCATCTTATTGTTTGGATTGGATTGTTAATTTGGAATTTGATGAATTTATTACAAAAAATTGCCTCATGAAGTGTTTTTCTAACTATATGGAGTTCGATTTTGAGTTTAAAGATACTATAACAATTGGTGATCCTTTATATGTAACACGTAGAAGTTGTTTTTTTCTAAATATTTCGGGTATAAAAATTATAATTGGAGTTTTAAATGACAATCTTAGTGAAGTAGATAAAAATTTTAAACCTGGATTTATTTATTATTCTTCAGATGTTAGTGAAGATTTTAGAATGAAATTTATTGAAGGATTATCATTTCTTTTTGGTAGAAAAATTACTTCAATCGGTAGCTCAAGTTTTACCGCAGATAACTTTCTTGTAAAATATACAGCTGTTTCTCCTTACATAATTTCTGAAACAATTTTTAAGCAATCTTCAAATCCCCCAGCATCTTATATAAAAACAAATGAACAAGGCCATAGGGAATTTGACTATTCTTTTATGGAAAATTTTATAGAGAAATTCATTTGTTCATATGATTCATTGAAACTTCAACATGTATTTTGGATGTATTGGCATGCCTTTTATTCACCAATTCACACCAGAGCAGGAAACTTTGGTGCGATAATTGAATTTATGTTAAGTCAAGTAGGTGTTGAAAAATCACTAATACATAAATCAACTTTTAAACCTTTTAGAATTAAATTGCTAGCTGGATTTAGAGCTTTTTGTGAAGAAAATCAGATAGTTGATCCTGAAATAATTAAAATTTTTGAGAATAAAATTAATGATTTGAATAAACTTCCAATAGCTAAGACTACAGAAAAAGGATTCATAAAACTTGGCTTAGTTATGTCGAGTTTTGAAAAGCTACTTTGGAAAAGAAGACATGATAGTGCTCATGGAAATGAAGGTGATGGTGATTTAATAAAATTAGTTCGAGAAGTAAATGCAATATTAAGTCTTTGTAATCGAACTCTTTTAAAAAGTTTAGATATATCTGATAATTATATTGATTATTATAACTTTGATTATCCAATTAAAAATATTAATGATCCTTTAGAGAGTGAAAGCTTTGAAACTTAATTAACTTATTCTATTCAAAGACTATTTGTGATTTTAAATAGTCTTTGAATTTATTAGACCTTTTAACTGTATCTAATATTTGATTTATCAAAAGCCATTCCGAAGCTAATCACATCAGTAGCTTTCCACCTTGGAACTGTCCGATCTCCTGTAGCTGAGGTTGGTAACTCACGACTAGGTGGAAAGTTTTCGTTGCTAATAATATGCCGTTTGGTGTAATCCAAAGAATATTTAAAATAACTCGCGATGTCTTGTTCATCCCACAATTGGCAATCAATGGGAATGATTGGTTTAGCATCAATCTGCTTTAAAATTTTACGAAGTACTTTTTCTAATAACACCTCTACATCCATATATTTACCCCTTTAAACTCTCAAATGTTAAAATCCATTCTTCACGGTTTAAGCCTCGGTCAGCATCGCTTGGGAATATGCCTGAAATGAAGTAACCAGCTTCTGAAGGTGATTTTTGGTAGCTTGAAGCAATGATTCTGACGTAATCACATCGCATTGCTTTAACTGCTGCATAAGCTTCATGTGCGATCGGATGTGTTGGGGTAACGACACGTAGGTCGTTTTCTTCTTCATCTACAAACGGTAAAGCATTTGGGCTTAATTCTTCTGTATTCATGCTTGTGGTGCTCCATAGCTAGGGTTGCTAAAGATCCAGCATTTCACTGTGTGAGAACGTTCTAGGGTGCTTGAGTCATCGCCAGTAACGTTCTTTACTTCATCGGCTGGGTATTTGTTTGACCGTACTGTTTTGTTCATTTCAATGAACTTATAGCGACGGCTGTTACGTAATAAGTTTTTCATTTCTTTGATGTCGGGAAGTACCTGGTAATTTCGCGCTGCGACCTTGTAAATCTCGTTTAGATTGATGGCCACTTGTTGGGCATCTGCTTCGTAATGGTTAAGGCTGAAAGCAGGACTACGGCTACTGTTGAGGTATTCGTATGCATCCCAAAATTGCTCAACAAGAGGGTGGTCACCATTGAGTTGATGGACTCGTTCTTCAGCCATTGCTAACAGCATTTCTTTTGCTGCTATGACTTGTTCAATATCTATAACGTCTTGTAGAACATGTTTCGCTAAAGCATCGACTAGAGCCGAAACTTGTGCATGACAAAGCGCGATACGTGTATGTGTAATGCCGTTATTATGGAACTCGGTTTCAAGCTCCTCGAGCTTTCGAGCGTATGTTTCTAAAATCTCTTTTTCATTGACTAGACAATGTGTCATATACGTGCACGTGTCTTCGATATCTAAACGGTCGAGTTCATCGACAATTCGTTTTGTTTCTAAAGACTGGCCTTTACGGTTGAAGTAGATGTGTAAAGTACGCGTCAGAATCGCTTCAGAAGCTTGAATTTGGGTGTTTTGAGAAATCATGATGGCACCACGGAAAGGTGGCTCATAAGTCTCGTTACCTGCTGTTTTTAAGCCTTTAGAGCGGATTGCACGGCCGTTGTAGGCATCTTTTAGTTCATCCCAACTAAACTTGGCTTTAGCGACCGCATTACCGTTTTGGTCGTTACGGTCCCCCTCGATGAGTACCACTGGCAAATTAGAGATTTGAGCGAAGTTACGATAAATCGCTACATTGGTAGATTTGTTTGCGTCAAAGCCTTCATAGTCTGCACGTCCAGATAGCTTCCACATAAACTCGATTAGGCGTGATTTACCTGCACCAGCTTCACCTACGATTTCAATAAATGGAAATGAGCTATGCATTGCGCGGATCTGCTCTGCAAAGTAGGAGCCTGTCCACCATGCCAAGGCGATTAAACCCTTTGCACCACGTACACGATAAAAGTCTTTCCACCAAGTCGGCTTGAACTCTTGTTTCGGGTTTAGTTTGATAGATGGGCTACCTGCCAAAGTTTTTAACTCTAAACGGCCAAGTTTGTAGAAATCATGATCATTTATGTGGATAACGTTTCCCTTATACACAGCATGTTTTTCAAAGATATAAGCTCCATATTCTTTGGTGTACCCCATAAAATCTATTGTTTTCACTTCTCTTAGCCTTTCAGTGTTTTGCTTCATAAACGTTAAAAGTTGATGGTTGTTGCCCGTCCACCAAGCCCCTACATGCACAGACAGTAAACGTGGGCCAAATTTACCCGGTGCGGAAATATGGTCAGCGGTAAAAGTAGCTTTCATTTCGTCGTCTGGAGTTGAGATCTGGAAGTAATACCAAGACTCATCTGTTATTTCGTTTCGTTGGAAATACAGAGGGTTGAGCTGGCGATTACAGATTTCTGAAACAGCCGAACATTGCTGAAGGGCTAGTTCGCGTTTTTGGCTATCGAGCAAAAAGTCTCGGTCAGGATCAGCCTCAATGCGTTCGAGTTCTTTGCTGTATTTGTCCATGTCTAAATTGAACCAATACAACCGATAGTTATGGTTGAAATAGAACGTTCTACGTCGACCATCATTGAAGTTGTAAATGAGTAAGCCAGCTTGCTCCGGAGTTTCTGCAATGTGCAGCTCCCCATAGTGCTTATATGTCTTGCGGTTTTCACTGTGCAGCTGGTCACGCATGTAAAGATCGTTCCAGTCCAAACCACCTGAAGGTGAAAGGGCAGCGGTCGAGTCCCAATGGTTTTGAACTGCTCTTAAATGGAACTTACGAATAGACTTTTTGCCGGCTTTGTCATTATCAAATGCCCAACGAATGCGTGGCTTTTGACGATTTAACTCATGACAACGGTCGGCAATTTGTTTCAGCATTTTTTCCGGATAGTTTTCTGTAGACATGGTGGCTATAGAAGGCTGACCAGAAAGGGATAGGGCAATAGCGTTAAAGATGCCTTCAGTGACCCATATGGATTGGGTATTACAGAGATTGTCTAAATCATCTAGTGACCAAGCTAGGCCTTTATAGTCCCCCATAAAATTAGCTTTCTGACGGCCAAAACGTTCTGGGCGATCTATAAACCGTTCCCAATAAACACCTTCGGCAAGTTTGAAACGAACGGTTGCGGTAACTAGGTCGGGATATTTACGATCGTTTCTGAAAAGCTCTTGAGTGTAGGTGCCTTTCAGTTTTGAAACGTCGAAACCCCGAGCATTTACTAAATAAGCATCTGCTGCGGCATGAGGGTTTTCAGGTGTGCGAGGGAAGTCTTTAGACCAATCTTTAAATAGGTCATCACAAATTTCTTTTACGTGCTCTTCATAGCCACATTTGTTTAAACGACCACATTTCACTACACGTGGTGTTTCAGCATGGGTAAAGAGTTCCTTTTTCCCACATTGAGGACATAGACCCTCACGGTACCAGTCGCCAACTTTTTTAAAGTTGAATAACTGGTTGAGTCTGTCATCAATGCGTCTTTGTAATACTGACATTTAAAACCACGCGTGATTATTGGTAACTGTTTGAGAATGTGAATATTTTGTTTGAGTTTGTAGCTTTGTAAGCATTGCGAATTGGCTTTGATTACAATTGCTCGTCTTTGCGCGGTTCTTGTAACTCGGGGTGATGGTTCACCATAAAATCACGGATGTAGATGGCAATTTTTGTGTCCTTTTCATACGCAATTTTCTTGAGGACTTTTAACTGAGCTTTAGTCCAACGGACTTGAGTGAGTTCAGTGTGTTTAGGTTTAGTTTGAACATTTGATGTAGTCATGCGAAAATCACCATAAATCGTACTTAGATACTTAGTGGTATTAAATTTAGTACTATTTATGGTGATTTACAAGTGCTTTTAAGGAAAAAGTATGAAAAATGGTGATTTTTCTAATCGTGGTGAACGTTTAAAAGAAGAACGTAAGCGCTTGGGTATTGTGACGCAAGAAGAGTTGGCCGAAATCTTAAACGTTAAGAAGAACTCAGTTGTACGTTATGAAAAGCACAACGCACCTTTAGACACTGACCAGTTAGATTTGCTTGAAGATCATGGGTTTAATATTGCTTATATTCTGTGGGGTGCTGCCCAACTTAAGAGCAGTGAACTAGCAGATGATGAGGCAAAGCTAATTCAGTTGTACCGTCAAACACGTGAAGAAATGCGTAATGGTTTAATATCTTTGGTAGAAACGTATGCCAATCAGTTTAAATAAAATACCTCAAAAACCAATTAAGTTAACGAAAGAAAAAACTTTTAGCCAAAAAATTAAAGACTTTTGTATTGAAAACAAATTTTCTGGTTTTTTTCTTTTTTCTCTTATTGTTCTGACCGTATGGCTATTTTTTCCAGTAATCTTTTCATTGTTCTTTAGTTTTATTTTGGACACTCAATATAATTATCCTGATAATTTAGGGGGCATTGGTGATATTTATGGAAGTCTAAATACTTTATTTTCACTTTTAACTTTATTGGTAGTGTTATATTCAAATGATCAGCAGATAGAAACTAATAAAGAAATATTAAGAGCTTCGAATTTACAACTTAACCTTGCTAGAAGAAATCATAAAGATCAGATGAGTGAATCTAGAAGAGCAATTTTTAATGATATGTTTTATTCATTACTTAATTACAAAAGTGAAAAATTCAAACAATTAAGTGTTGTAACAAAAAATGGGACGTTAAACCCTACAGATTTAACAAGTGCAATCTATAAAGAATTTCTAAGATTAGTTGATACTAAATGGTCTAATTTAGACAATGTAAAGCAAATTAACCTTGAAAAAGAATTTGAATATTTTGTTAATAAAATTAGTAATGGTAAAGGTTGTGAGAAACTTTATACCTATTTTTATTTGTACGAATCAATTTATAAATTGATCAATAGTGAAAAGTTAACCGATTCTGATGAACATTTTTATAAGGATTTAGTTAGTAATTCTATGGAAGTTGGGGAACAGGTCACTTTAATTTGGATAGCTGCTAGTTCAGATTATCATTGTGATTTTCTAAAAAACAGTGGAATTTTTACTTTTGATATGACTGAGACGGTTGTTGGTTTTGCTGACAAATTTCTTGAAGAATCTTTATTTAGCCATCCAAATTTTTTGGAAACATGGACGGAATATAAAAAGAATAAAAACCCGGCCTAAGCCGGGTTTCTTTTAATTCATTTGGCATGAACCGCGCGGTTAATGTTGACCACTTGGTGATGTAATGTGTTGATGATAGCGCTAAATTCTTGTTCTTTTAAACCATCATCGACTTTCATTTTTGAAAAGGCAAAAAGTAAGTTTTGAAGGTTCTCAAGTGGATATTCAATTTCTTCCAGTATTTCTTCGGCCGTCATTTTCTTATGGCTTTTAACGTCTAGTGTTGAGTGCATTTCTCCCCCTGTCTATTGATCATGGGTCTATTTTCTTAAAATCTGCTTTGAAAATATAGGTGATGGCGACACGCTATGTCGCTTATCTGCCTGATATTATGGAAAATGTTAAGACAATAATGATTGAGAAGACACCACCTTCAAAGGCGCGCTTGAGGAGCTTTAGTTTCTGTTGACGATGCTTTTGCTTTAAGTATGCGTCTAGGTCGTGAATTGGAGTATGTTCCAGAACGGAATTTTGAGTAGGGGAGTTCTTTAAAGCGAATGTTTTCATTTGCTTGTCCTTTTCGTCAAGTTTAAAACCCGACACCATCACTTTCCTAGGGTAATGGTGACAGACTGAACAGGGCTAGGAAAACCGTCCGAAAAGGTAACGGCCAGCGCGAAGCTGCCCTATCCAGCCTGCCATAGAACAGCAAAGCTGAATTTTTCGCAAAAAAATAGCCCGAAGACGGACTTTTATGCGCCTTTTCGTAATTTACAGGTTTCCTAGGCCTGACTAAAAAGACTTATGTCTATCTAGCGTTTTTACAGTAGCTTAGATACTATTACGCGTCAAGACTTTATAATAAATTTTGGGGTGGAATATAAATGGCAAATGATAGTGTAAATCTAAATGAGCAAGAAATTAGAAGAATGAGTTATGAAGAATATAGGGACTTTAAGACAAAGCTTATAGAAAATATAAGAAATATTATTAATCAAATAAATGGTTTGCAAATTGCTTCAGACTTAAAAGATAAGGTTAGAACTGGTTTGAATGATATTATCTCTTCCCTAAATTCTATTTTCTTACACTATGATGAAATGGGTTTTTTAGAAAACTTTAAAAGAGATATTGCTGATATGTCAGCTTTGCTATTAGCAGAACCTACTGCAAACACAGTTCAAAAAATTAATAGTAAGATAGAGGAAATTAATTCTTTTATTGTTAATTACTCAGAAATAAAAAGATTATTTAAAGAATTGTCAGTGAATGCACTAAGTCCTATTGTAAATGAGGTTAATACAGAGCTTTTAAATTTTAGAAGATTAAGAAATATTGCTGATAATGCTCGTACAGAAAATATTTATGATAATGCTGTAAACAAATATCGTGGGTTAGAAGAAAGTTATAGATCGTATTTTTATTGGGGGTTGGGAGTACTATTATGTTTATCTGTAGGTTTATTAACACTTAAACAGGAATTAGTTCCTCATCTTTTCTCAACTATTGAGTTTTGGGCTGTAAAAGTTTCTCTGTTATTAGTAGGTATTACATTAATTAGTTATTTTCTAAAACAGTCAGCACATTACCAGCGATTAGCTGATCAAAATTATCAAACACAGGTTGAACTACAAGCATATCCAAGTTTTATGGAAAGTATCCCAACTGAAGAAGCTGCTACTGTGCGTAAAGAGCTTGCACTTAAATACTTTGGTCGTGAAATTGATGGGGCAGCACATAAAGAAATGAGTAATTTAATTTCTGACCAAATGAAAAGCACTACAGAAATGGTTAAAGCTACAACAGAAGCAATTAAGAATTTAAAGGGGTAAATAGTGAAAAGTTGGGAACGTTGTTACGTAGAGTTTTTAGTTCGTATTGCTGAGCCTTTGGGGAAACTTCCAGAAGGTTATTTTGTCAGAATTCCGTGATTTAGAGATGAGAACATGTTGTTTAATAATGATGAGATTGAAAATTTAAATTTTTTTAGAGAAATAGCCTTAGTACTTGAAGGATATGATATTAAATTTAAGAATGATAATATCCTAATTGATTTGCAAAAAAAATATTCAGTAAATGTAAACCATAATCTGTTACTGCTAAAAAATATTATAAACTTTACTGACTCTATAATAATATCAAATCATAGTTCATATAGTGAGGTATCATCGTTTATTTATAAATTTGAGGAGAAATTAAAAAACAATATTAATAATGTTAATAATATGTTAGCTGATTATACTTATTTTACTAGAAGTTTTTTTTCTCATATTGTTTGGTTTTTGGATAAGGTGAGAGATTGGCAAGAGAAACATAAAATTTCCAATAATAATGTTGGTGTTATATCTGCATCATCAAGTTTTATTGAATTATATGGCAATGCAATTGTTGCTGTAGATATTATTAATTCAACAGCTAAAAAAGGTTATGATGAGTCTAATAATAAGTTGATAGTATTAGAAGATAGATTAAATAATCTTGCAAATTCTTTTACTCTTTTAAATGATGATTATAAAAACAATAAAAATGAAAATTTTGAACGTCAAATAAACTTGTTTAAAGAACGAGCGGATGAGGCTTTTTTTTCTTATCAGAGTTCACTAAATGATTTAAAAAATCATTATCAAGGAGAGGTGGAACCTCAAATTAATGAACTAAAAAATAATTTGAAAAAAAATAAAACAGAGTTGGAAACTCTATTAGGTGACGTCAAACTTTATCAAGATAAGATGACAAATAAAGCAGTTTCTGAAATGTCTGCTCATTATTTTGATAAATCAAAATTTGAAAGAAATTCATACTTTGCCATAACTTTAGTAAGTGCAATTATCATTATATTTTCTGTAATAAGTGCCTATATAGGGGTAAATAGTTATTATAATGAATATGTAAGTACTAAATCTTGTGATAGTAGTCAATCAAGAACAATAAAGGTTAATGGTGCTATAAAGGAAATGTCCTTCGAAGAGTGTATGAAGGATTTATCTGTAAAACGTGAAGCTACTCAAAAATATGCTTTTAATTATCTCATTTTTAGATTGAGCTTTTCATTACTTTTATTTTTAGCTGTTATCTATGCAAGTAGGATTGCTATGCGCGCCTATAATCATTGGCGTCAAAGTGAAAACATGTACTTAAAACTTAATACATTAAGTCCATTTATTGGGAGCCTTGATAAATCGGTACGTAACGATGTTCATCTTAGTTTAGTACCTGATTATTTTGGTAAAGATGCGGGTATGGTTGAAAGTTCTAAAGATTTAGTAAAAGATCTTCCAACAAATATTTCAAATATTGCAATAAAAGCAATAGAGCAAGCTGGTAATACTATTGGAAATAAATTGGGTAACGATAAAGAATCCAAAAACTCTGACAGTGAATCAAGTACAGAAAAGAACAAAAAGAAATCAGCGGATGATTCAGAATAAATTATAAATCTAATAAAGAGGTGAGCTATGTGTGCGAACTATGAACCAATTTCAAAAGACCGTGTTCACCTCTTAGATTTGTTTGAACCAACCTTTGAATATAGTAATGACATTTACCCTGGTGCAGATTGCCCGCTTTTATTTTCAAATGAAGGTAATGTTGAGTGGCGACAAGTAAAGTTTGGTTTAGTACCAACTTGGGCCAAAGACCTCAAAATTTGCCGTAAAACTTATAATGCCCGAACAGAAACAGTTCATGAAAAACCTAGCTTTCGTCACGCCTGGAAGAATAGCCAGTTTGCGTTAATACCGGTCGATACCATTTACGAACCAAAATATATTGATGGCAAAGCACATTGGTACGGGATCTACCGTAAAGATGGCATGCCTTTTACTGTTGCAGCACTTTATGAAAATGCCAAGGTAGAAGGGCACCAAGTGCGCTCAATGACCATGTTGACGATTAATGCTGATCATCATCCGTTTATGTCTCAGTTCCATGCACCAACTGACGAAAAACGCTCAATTATTGTAATTCCAGATAGCCTAAGAAATGATTGGCTCAGCTGTAAAAATACTGAAGCGAGAGATTTTTTCTTAGATATGGAAGCTGACGAATATCTAGCACAACCTAAGGAAGAGTTGAAGAAAATCCGATCAAATGCTTAGTTGAGCGCGTCAGGTTATGACTAGTCATTGATTCTGCATGATTTTTAAAATTTGTTAAAAAATAAGTTAATAAACTATCATCTTGATTATGTAACGAAATCAAGGTGATCTTATGAGCAATATCGAACCATCTATCATTAAAATTAGGCCTCATCTCAAGCAGTGCAACGCTTTGAGCGAGGTTGACTATATTGAAAAAGTAACTCCTTTTACTAAGTTTTCAATTCCTCTAGCCATCGAAAAAGTTGCAGCTGGCTTTCCTAGTCCGGCTCAGGATTATGTAGACAAAAATATAGATATGAATGAGCACTTAATTAAAAATGAGTGTGCAACTTTCGTTGTTCGAGTAGCTTCACAATCGATGCTAAATGCAGGAATTGATATTAATGACGAACTGATTGTCGACCGTAGTATTGAAGCAAAGCATAACGATATTGTGATTGCTTTGGTTGATAACGAATTTACCGTAAAGCGTTTGATGATGGATGCTGACGAACGTTGGTTAAAAGCTGAAAACCCAGAATTTTGTGATATTCATTTAAAGGATGGCCAAGAACTTTTTATCTGGGGTGTAGTGACCTTCATTTTAAAAAATACAAGAAAAAGTAAATGAAGCACGAAAACAAAGTGTTTGCTCTGGTCGACGTAAATAACTGCTACGTCAGTTGTGAGCGTGTGTTCAATCCTAGTTTGATTGATAAGCCGGTTATTGTGTTATCAAACAATGATGGTTGTGCTGTTGCCAGATCCAACGAAGCAAAAAAACTTGGTATTAAAATGGGAGTACCGTTGTTTCAAATTAAAGATATTGTTCAGCAGAATAACGTTATTGTCCTTTCAAGCAATTACACGCTATACGCTGAAATGTCTCGACGTTTTCATAAAGTTTTAGGCACTTATGTGACCGAATCAGAACAAGAAATTTACTCAATTGATGAATGCTTTTTAGACTTAACTGATTACTACGAAAACTTTAACCTATCCAGCTATGCCCAAGACATGAGAATAACGATTTTAAAGTGGATAGGTTTACCTTGCTGTGTGGGGATTGGCAGCAGTAAGACTGAAGCAAAAATTGCAAATCACATTGCAAAAAAATATCCAGCATTTAACAGCGTGTGCAATTTGGTAGATATGGATCTTTGTAATAAAGAAGCCTTTTTATCTGAAATTGATGTTTCTGAAGTTTGGGGAGTCGGCCGTAAACACAGTAAGAAATTGCAGGCGATGGGTATTAACTCTGTATTTGATTTGGCTTGTACAGATCCGCGTGAAATGAAAAAAAAGTTTTCAATTGTCATGGCCAGAACTGTTGCTGAACTTCAGGGTATTTCATGTATTGAAATAGAACATACACCGCAAACTAAACAGCAGATTATTGCCAGCCGCTCATTTGGCTCACGCGTAACTGAACTAGAAGATTTAAAAGAAGCTATAAGTATGTATGCACAAGATGCTTGCAGCAGGCTTAGAGACGAATCTTTGCTATGCGGATGTATGATCGCATTCGTGCAGTCGAATCCTTTTGACCCCAATGTCCCTTTTTATAACAAGTCTATTAGTGGTGGTTTTTCAGAACCAACTGATTGTGCGATGGATCTTGTTAAAGCAGCGACACGAATGGTTGGCGAGATTTTTAAAGAGGGTGTTAAATATAAAAAGTGTGGAGTAATTCTGACGGGTTTAGAGCCAAAATCTGGCCATACCTATGACTTACTTACAGACTTTGAAACAATTGAGAAAAAAGAAAAAATAATGAAAACTTTAGAAGGAGTGCACCAAAAATACGGTAAGAAAAAATTAGGTGTAGGGCCGTGCTTTATACCAGGAAGAACCTGGTCAATGAGTCGGGATAAATTGAGTAAGAATCCGTTCAGAGTTGATGGACTGTTAACTGTAAAATAATATAGCCCCATTGAAGGGGCTTGGCGTTATGCGACAAGGTATAAGAACATGGAACTACTTAAAATAATGCCCATGATCATGCCGATTAAGATTGGGTATAGCCACATTTATTGCTCCCATAGTGGAACGGTTGATTAAGTTTAAGTACGCTTTTGTTTTGGAGATCTTCTTCCTTATAAAAAGCCTTCATCTCATGGATGTACCGAGTAAATTGATAATCCAGGATCATCCAAAAAATAATGAGGGCTAAAATAAGAATAACGATGAAAAAGATTAGGAAATTTGTCATTTAAAAGTACCTTTTTGAAAGTTTTTCTTGTGTATTTTTACATTCCACACAAAGGGTTACAGAACCATAGCGCTGACGCTCAACAGGAATATCATTTCCGCATTCTTCACATTCAGAGAGCGAAGGGCGGCTAAAGTCTTTTGGTTGAATTTGAACCTGTTTAAGTTGTAGTTCTTGGGCAATATCGATTTTGTCTGTCATGCGTGCTCCATTTTCCAAGTACGGTCTGGAGTAGGTAGATTAATTTCAGGATTAGGATGAGCTGGAGGGGAAAGCTGGATCTTTAATTCAAAGAATCCTTGAGCGGTAAAGCCACACTCTAAGTTCTGACACTGTCCCTGAAATGAACGGAGTAAAGGATTAAGTTCAGTGCTTGAACGGATTGAAAAGGGTTCACCGCAGTGAGGGCATTTATAACGGGATCTTGGTCGAGCCATTTCGTTACCTGGAGGTTTAATTATTTACGATTTTATAACAAAATCACTATAAATGGTGATTTATAATAATTTGTATCGAAAATTGATTACCCTTTTGTCCTTGCTTCCCCCAAAGCAAGGATTTTTTTATTTACCCTTTTTAGCTTTATCAATTCGGGTTTGTTCTCTTTTTAAAGCAATGGCCGCTGTCTTTTTTGTTTTATAGATTTTAATAAGTTTTAACGGGTTGCTTTGATCACCTGAAGTAAGCTTCTGGTCTTTTCTATTCTCTCGATAAAAAACGATTACCCCGGTGTAGTCAGCATAGTTCCGACCAGTCCTTTTTTTATTTTGTTTCTTTAATTCTTTATCTCCCTCTTTATCAGGCTCAAAAAGAGTTGAGACATCATCTGCATTTGGCAGCTGTACCTCTAGCTCAACACTTGTAGTAAATCCGCTATCAGTTAAATTGTGAGTAACGTTCGTGCCGAGCCATACAATGTCATCGATTTGTGGTTTTAAACCAGTGAATACAAACTCTTGTTCCGGGATAAGTTCAGGCTGGCCAAAGGCAAAGGTATAAGACAATTTTTGTGAAGAACGTTTGCAACGGTTGAATTCAGCTTGGCAAGCAAGTTCAGCTGTTTTTTTGTCGCGGTGGACGTAACGGATCTCTTTTAAATTTTCCTCATTATCACCAATCACTACATATAACTTTTTAGATTTACCAGCATCGTAATAGAACGCTTTAACGCCTGTAATTCGGTCAGTACCGGTACCAGTCGTGTAATTGTGGCAATCACCATCAGATCTAAAAATTTGGGCTGTAGGAAGAGGTAATCCGGATACAGTTTGACTGGATCCACGAGGCAGTAAAATTAAATGGCCATTTTTTACCGTAGCAATAGCGTCATGTTCATCAGCTATCCGGGTAATCAGATTGGCATCACTTTCGTTCTGAGCAATGTATGAAATTACTCGGCTGGCCAGTGTGTCATGCACAATTGTTTTAAGAGCATATTCAGCACCAACGGTTTCAAAAATCACCTGAATTGTTTTATTACTAAAGCTACGTTCACGCTTTTGTTTTAACCCCTCAGATACGTCATTACTGAAGGCCGAAATGCTTAAAATATCTGGTGCACCACGATGAGTGACCGATTCAACTTTGTATTTCCCTTTGTCCACCAAGCCCGTATTTGACCAACCAATCCACACCTGAATAATTGCGCCTTCAGGAGGGATTTCTAATTGTCCATCTGAATCATCAAGCTCAATATCCACAGAGTCTACAACTAAGCCACGATTGTCTTTAATATTGAGTGAAATTAAACGGTCGACAACGAGAGGGGAGATGTCATTACCATCTACTTCTAGGCGATAGATAGGAAATGGATATTCAGTTTCAGCCTGATATGAATCAGCTGCTCCATTTAGTTTATTTGTGATCTGATTAAGCATTTATATCAACCTGTTTACCGCACCACCAGCCATGCCGATGAGTGTGCCAAGTAGCGTCGGTTTCCATTCCTTAACGATTTTTAGTGTCAGGCTAAATTCGGTTTTACGTGCTGCACCATCTTTAAAGAAATAAGTTTTTGTCTCTTCCATATTTTCAATAATAACTAGGCCATAAATCTTGCCGGTACCTTCAATTAAGGTGTAGGCCATGCCTGTATCAGCCATACGACGGGCTTGATCTAGTACAACTCGGTTGTTGGTAAGTTCGTGGTAGATTTCACCCTTCAGGGTGATGGTATCTTCACCCTTTCCCGTGAACTGATAAGCCGGGGTAGAACCTACTCGGCTATTACTAGGATGTCTCCAATTAGTTACACGTTGCAGTTCCTGATATGCAGCTGTTCGTAATGAAAATACGAACAACCCTAAAGCCATCATCATTTTGTTTACTCCGTATCAGTTAAGAATCTACGACGAGCATCGCGTTCTTCTTGTTGGAGACGTACCATTTCAGCTCGTAACGCACGTGCTGTTTCACGGACTGGTTGACCGTGCTCTGCTTTAATGGTGATTTGAATTGTGTCGTTACTAATGAAGCTGCCACCGCGTTGTGCTCGGATCGGTGTTACTGGTGTAACCTTTGCTGTGGTACCAGTACCTATTACATTCTGTGTAGCTTGCTGTGTCGCTTTAACGGGTAAGTTATGATTCTGTGAAATACCTAATGCCATGCCCTGCATCGTGTAATCACCAATACCCATAAACACGCGGGAAGGTGAGTGGATGCCTAACAGGTTTTTGGCCTTTTCAATAACACCAGTTACGGCACCGGAGAGAGCGGTTTTAACCTCACCGATTTTAGAAAGAATTCCATTTTTTAAGCCAGTCAAAATCATGGCCCCAAACCCTGTGAATTTCGCGGGCAGATCTACACCGAACCAGGATAAAACTTTTGCAAATGCAGCATAGAAAAGCCCAATAGGGGACCAGTTAATAATTAAGGCAGATACACCTTTAATCCCGCCATTAAAAGAAGTTTTAACTGTATTCCAAATGCCCACAAAGAATCCTTTGATAGGTTCCCAATTCTTATAAATGAGATATGCAGCTCCAGCCACGGCTGCAATAACGCCAAGGATAATTAAACCTGCTGGAGAAAAAATGGCTCCTAATGCACTAAACCCAATCCCTAATGTGGAAAAGGTCATTTTGAGCATAGCAAGTGGACCAAGTAGCGCTAAAACTCCAAGTGATAAAGCGCTTATAACAGCAATGATAGCTATGCCACCTACAGCAATTTTTACCAGACTTGAGGCTAATGCAGGGTTGCGTGATGCCCAATCTTGAACAACTGTCATCACAGCGGTGAATTTGCCAAGCATGGTATTAATTGGTGGTAAAAGTACATTACCAATATTGATCGCCAGGCCCGCCACTTGGTTCTTGGCTAATTGGATATTATTGGCCGTAGTTGCTGCACGTGCGGCATATTCGGCTTGCATTGAACCTGCATATTTAGATTTATCTCCTACCATTGATAGGTTTTTTTCTAATGCCTCCATGTTAGTAAGTAATGGTGCAATAGAGCCTAAAGATTCAGATCCAAATAATTCTTTTAAGGTGGCAGCCTGTTTATATTTATCTAATTTTGAAATTGCTTTTATTACTTTCAACGTTGTAGCTTCAGCATCAGTTTGCATGTCTTTAGCAACTTGGCCAGCATCTAAGCCCAAATCTTTATAAGCAGCTCTTTGACCTTTAGTGGCAGACTCTCCAGCAACTAAAGCAAGCATCATATTCTTGATACCGGTTGCTGCAATTTCTTCAGCAACACCCATTCCCCGGATAGTGGCACCGAGTGCTGCAATAGATCCAGAAGCAAAACCGCCTACTTCACCGAGAGGGCCAATACGTTGAACAATATCCATGATGCCTTTTGCTGCAGCTGGAGTGTTATTGCCCAGATAGTTAATTTTGTCAGCAAGTGAGACAACTTCAGTTTGAGACATTTTAAAAGCTGTGCGCATTTCAGCCATAGCTTGACCAGACTCTTGAGCAGAAATGTCAAAAGCAACGCCCATTTTTACTGCAGATTCTGCAAAACCAAGTAGTTCATTTTTTGCAATTCCAGATTGGCCACCAGCTGCAACAATAGCTGCAATATCCTTGGCGGCCATTGGAAGTTCGGTGGATAGCCGGATAATGTCATCCCCCATGATTTTGAACTGTTGAGGAGTTTCAAAATTGACAACCTTTTTCACATCAGCCATTGCAGATTCATAATCAATTGCCAGATGAACCGGAATAGCCATTGCAGCAGCACCAGCACCAGCAACCATTAAACCTTTCTTGGCCAGTTCCGATGCTTTGGCCATACGTCCTTGCATTTGCTCATATTGCTTTTGGGCTTTCTGGTGACGCTCTAAAGATTCCTTTTGTCTGTTAATTTCCATCGTTGTGAGATGGATTTTATTCTTCAGCTCTGATTCATCATCAGCCAGATTGTCAACACTAATACCAGCCTGGTTAAGTTCACGAACTAAAGCTGTCATTTCAGTGCCTTGATTTTTTTGAGCTGCTTTCAGCCTTTTTTGTGCAGCTTCAGCACGTGCCAGATT